CAGCAGGATCTTCGGATTGAAGCTGACCGTAACGTGCTGTCCAAGCAGGACGTGCTGTCTGTGGATTACCACTCTGCTTATCACGTGATGGGCACCAAGTGGGGTTCTGCCTCTGACAACCCGACCAACGCAAACCTGCGTACCGGCAGCAACTGGTCTGCCACCTATGACATCGACCTCATCCCTATGGTTGAGATCTTCGTCAACTCTCCTCTGGATAACGGCCTCAAGTCCTGATCCTGACGAGACAAATGGCCCTACCATTAGGTGGGGCCTCTTCTTTTTCTTGCTATGGCTGCCACGATCAACGCCACACTGAAGAGTGCGACAGCCAACAGCTATGTGACGTTGGCAGAAGCCAACGCTTATTTTGAAACCGTCCCAAGCAGCACTCAGTGGGACAACAAGACTGACGACAAGAAAAATCGTGCATTGATCTCAGCTACACGCTGGATCGACACGTTGAATTTTTACGGTGAGCGTTGCGATAACAGCCAAGCGTTGAGCTGGCCTCGCAACGATTATCACGTGGATCGTGTGGAGCTGGTTTGCACCAGCATCCCAAATGACATCAAGTATGCCACTTACGAGTTAGCCAATGCACTGGCTAATGATACTGATGCCGTTACCGGCAACACTGGCACCGGAGGCCTGTACGAAAAAGTCAAACTTGGCGATCTTGAAATCCAGTACAACACCGAAAGCCAAGCTGTTGGAACGGTAAACAATATCTTTGACGTTTACCCCTGGCTGCAGTCATATCTTGGAGCGTATTGCTTGGGTGGTAGTGGCAGCTATCAAGTTCGCTTGGTGAGGGGCTGATATGGCACTTATTGATGATGTTTTTGGCGGTATCCCAGCTTCACTTTTGAATGATTGGGGCTATGACATGACCTATGTCAAAGCGGCCGCTACTGAAACGTATAACGCTGCCACTGGGACGGTTAGCGGCACTGAAACTAGTGTGACAGTGAAGGGCCTTATTATGAAGCTTGACCCGAAAGAGTTTCGAGGAGAGTTTCAGACCACCGACGTAAAGGTGGTTATTGGCAATGCCGAATTAGGTGATTACTACCCAAACGTGCGTGACCGTCTGCGTTTTACCGAGGCAGGTGAAACCAAAGAAGGTCGGATTGTTGATGTAGAGAGCTTCCGAGGCGATTCAGCGATTATGCACAACCTGATCGTGAGGCCGCAGTAATGGCAGTAAATCAACTTCCAGAGCTGCTTCAAGACTTAAAACAGCTTCAGGCAGATTTGACTTTTAACGGTCCGTCCAAGGCGAGTCAAGAAATCATCAAGGACTTACAGGGGTTGAGCCCTGCTTGGACTGGCAAGTTCAGAAACTCTTGGAGGATTAAGAGTCCGGATGGGAAAGAGTTTGGCGGAGGAGGACAATCTGGAAAAGCTTTGCCTGTAGTAGGACCAACTATTACTGGAGCGAAAACGACATTTGCTCCAAAAGGCTCTTTTTCGGTTTTTGTTATTGACAACTCCTCTCCTTACGCCGATCAGGCTACGGATTTGGAGCCATTTAGGCCAACTCAGAATCTTCCTGATCGAATTGTAAAGACTAAGTTCTCAGAGCTTGGCATTCGTCCAACGAAAGGACGCCGTGGTGAGCTAGAAAGTGTAGGCGATGGTCCCAATAGCAGTAGCGCGCCACTTGACTGGTTTAGAGATTACACCGGAAGTAGGCTTAATAAAGCTGTAGAACGTGCTTACAGTCGCCGTTTCCGGGGGTTTAGACGATGAATTATCAAGGCGTTCGTGCTGAATTTGAGTCTGATCTGGCAACGGCTTACGCCGCTTTGAGTCCAGCTGTGCCAATTTATTTTGACAACACGCTAAACACCGTTTCTGACGCGGAAACAGAGTTCATCCACGTCAATCTCCAGTTTGGTTTAACCACTGAATCATCGCTCTCGACCCAAGTTGACTTTATTCGTGGAACGATTGTTGTCAGGGCGTATAGCGAAAAAGGTAAAGGACCTGCTCGCAATCAAGTGCTAATTAACACTGCTTTTACTACGCTTCAGACGTTGAACAACACTGCAAAGGCTGATTCGGGCGTTTATGTGCGCATTGGAGCGATCAACGGGCCGAATTTCGGCACTGGTTCTACCGATCAAGAGTCTCGCGTTGCTTTTACGCCGTATTTCATTTCTCGGATTGACACGACATTCACTGCACAGGTTATTTCTTAGTTTTTGGATTGAGCTATCCTGTGTTTAAGCCGGGCTGTGCCCGCGTACACCCCCCATATAGGTTTTTCCTATGGCCACCGTCCTTTCGGGCACGTCTGGAGCCCTTTATTACAAGCCTGCGGGCACTTCCGGAACTTTCAAAGCCGCTAACGTCACCAACGCCAGCAACAGCATCAACGTTGGAGCCTACCTGAACTTCAAGGTAGACGACAAAGTTTCGTTCACCGCTGGTGGCGGCACCCTGCCTGCTGGTCTCAGTGCGAGCACTGATGTCTTTATTAAGACTTATACCGCCTCCACGGGTGCAGCCACGTTTTCAGCGACAGCTGGCGGCACTGAGCTGTCGATCACCGACGACGGTACTGACGGCACCAGTGACTTCACGATCAAGTACACCGATTTTCAGTCAGTTGCGAACGTTCGCTCCTGGTCTTTTGAGGTGACTCGTGAAGAGATCGACACCACCAGCATCGGGGGAACGCTTGGTCAAGTCGCACCCTTCCGCACCTTCATCTCCGGCTTCGCCGACGGTTCTGGTTCTGCTGAGGTGTATTTCACCGATGACGACACCACTATTGCCAGCCGTCTGATCGAAGACGTGACTCAGCGCAAGCAGGCTGGGGCCACCTTCAAGCTGTATCTGGATGCAATCCTGTCATCTGGTACGCCTAATGACACGACAAGCCGTTCTATCGAGCTTGAAGCTGTGCTGACTTCAGCCAGTTTTTCTGTCACTCCGGATGACGCTCAAACTGTGTCGGTTAACTTCCGTCCCACGACAGCTCCTACCTTCGACTTCAGCAAGACCTGATAGGCGATTGGGTAGAAAGGCCTCTGACATTTGTCGGGGGCTTTTTTAATGCTAATGTAGTAGCACAATCAACCGGATATTCATGGCACTTCGCGCCATTGATCGACTCAAGAAAGCGGCAAACCTTGAGCCGACCAAAAAAGAAGTTGAGCTTTCTGATGGAACGGTGTTTGAGATGTGGATCACGCCGTTGACGATGGCTGAGCGTGAGCGTGCTCAGCGCAAGGCCAAATCAGAAGAGGCTACGGCGTTTGCCTTGCAGCTTTTGATGTCAAAGGCTAGGGATGGGGATGGCAAGATGCTGTTTGCCCCTGGCGAGATTGATGTTCTTAAGAACGAAGTGAAGGACAGGGATCTGCAAAGTTTGATGCTGGCTGTGCTGACCGATGACAGTGATGCCGACAGCGACATGAAAAGCACTGCAGAGTGAGATCAAGCACGATCCTGCTCTGCAATTTCAGTTCTTCTTGGCCTCTGAGTTAAAGATGACGCTTTCTGAGCTTCAGGCTCGGATGAGTCAAGAAGAAATGATGGGCTGGCATGCGTATTTCGTCCACAAGACGGAGGAAGAGGATAAGGCGTATCAAGCCGCCAAGCGGCGAGGGCGGTAGCATGTAGGTATTGTCGTAGCCGAGCACCGTGGCATATAAGACCGAGATTCAGGTCAAGGTAAACGGCGTTGCTCAGCTTAGGGACCTTGAGACAACACTTACGAGGGTTAATGCCTTACAGACAAGGATAAATAAAAAAGCTGCAACCAAGTTCGTCAATATAGGGAGATTAAATTCTGAAACACAGGCGATAAATAGCCTGAACAAGGCATTGGAAAGGAATGTTCAGTTGCAGGGCAAGGTTTCTGCAGCACGCAATAGACAGGCAGTTGGTACGGCTGGTGCAACCAGTCGAGCCGGAAACAGGGGTGCTGCTGCTTCGCAAGGCCGAGGTGTTGGTCCGGCATTAGTTGGTGGCGCATTTCCACTTCTTTTTGGAGGCGGACCAGGAGCGGTTGTAGGTGGCTTTTTGGGAGAACTTGCCGGTCCTTTGGGTGGTGTTGTCGGGTCTGCTGTTGGAATGCAGTTTGACGCTTTAGCACAAAAAGCCGTTGATTTGAGTAAAGCTTTAGATCCTTTGACTGCAGACTTTGATACGTTAGTTCAGCGTTTAGGGGCGGTAAATACACCTCTTGAGAGCATTATCAAAAGCTATGAAGAGTTAGAGGAAGAGCAGAAAGCTTTAGAGGTGAGCACAAGGCTGTTGGCTGATCTAGTTGGCAATGATGGCGTTAAAGCGCTTGAAGAGTTCGGGAAAGGAACAGTAAGAGTTCAAAATGCGTTTTCAAGGCTGTTGACGCAAATGCTGGCGCTCATGGCTGAAGCTTTTAATCAGCTGCCTAGTGGTTTCACGGAAAACATTGAAAGAGCAGTATTGCTTGGGCAAGCAGAAAAAAGCGCAGATCCGGCCATTCAAAACCTTGTGAGACAGCGCGAAGCAGCTAGGAGCGGCTCGCTGGGTCGGGATCCGAGGACGGACTTTATGGGATTTTTGCGGGGTGGAGACCCTCAAGAATTCAACAGGCTGACTGAAGAAATTATCAATAAACAAAAAGAAAGCAATAGGCTTAGTTTCGATCAACTGACTATTTTGGACGATAGTTTAAAGAAGCGAATAGCGGAGCGTGACGCTCGTGTAGCGGACCTTAAAGTTCAACAAAGCGGTGTTCAAATTCAGTTAAATCAGCTGGCCAACGAGCAAAAGATTTTTGGCATTCGTCAGCAGGCTGCAACAGCAGGAATTCAGCTTGAACAAGCTCGTTTTAATGCTGAGCTAAGCACGTTCCAGCTGCAAGAGACTAGGCTGCAGCGAGAGCTTCAGGGTCTTCAGAAGAAAAATGCAGCTTTTGACAACCAAAAACGGCTAGTTAATCAAATTGCTGAAAATCAAGTAAGGCAAGCCCAGATTGAGTTTGAAGTAGGAAAGCTTAGGATTCAACAAAATATTGAGCAAGCGAAGGCCGCGAAGCAACAAATTGATTTCGAGACTCGAAGAATTAAGTTGCAAATTCAGATGCTTAGACTGAAAGCAATGGAGGAGGAAGATGATAAGCGCCGAGCTGCGAGATTGAAGGGGGTAAACGCAGCTGCAAAGCAAGCAAATAGCCTTACAAGCGAAATGGTCAAGGCAGCCAATCGTCAGCTTCAAGTGGCTATAAGCATCGGAAGAGAGCAGGAAAAAGTTGCTAATAACATCTTAAAAGGAAAAATCGAAAGTATTGAGGCCAAGCGTGTAGAAGCGGAGCGTGCAGTAATTGTTAGATCGATTGCGGCAGCAGCAGGCAAGGCTGCGGATGAGACCGCTCGGATGAATAGCAGCATGTCTAAAGGCCCAAGAAAAGGCCGTACGGCAAGCACTTCTATGCGCATTGATCCAGATGTTGAGGCAGCTGTCAAAGCCAGTAAGCCTATGGGCTTCCGAGATATTTTTGAGTTGACAAAAGCTTTAGATGAAGCGCAAATGACTAAAAACAGACGAACTGCAATGTCGCAACCAGGTCCCAACTCTTTTGCAGGCTCAAGTGCTTATGGAGTCAGAGCATCTTTCGGCGGCGGAAGCAGCACTGCGGCTGTCAACATAAGCACTGGGCCTGTTATGCAGTTTGACAATGAGAAGTATGTCAACATGAAGGACTTTGAGCTTGCGTTAAATCAACTTTCCCGTTCACAGGCCACATCTTCGCGAAGCTATGCCGGTCGCACTTATGGAGGTGTTAGCTGATGAGTAACAGAGGCCAGTCTCAGTATCTTCGCGTTTACACTTCCGGTGGAGCGGACCACAAGTTGTGGCAGAACTTTTACGTCAACACAAATACAACACTCGACTCCAAGGTCTACACCTATTTTCCGTTTGAGTGGGACGGTGTTGGAGAAAGCTCCGCGATTAGTGGCAGTACGATTTCACTGAAGATGCCTGCTACGTCTCAAGCGGTTAGTTGCTTTGAGACTGCTTTGAAGCAGCAGCATCTTTGCTTAGTCAGTACTTATGAGTTTGATACGCGGCTTGGCGTTGTCGTTCCACAGTCCGGTCAAACGCTAATCGCTCAATTTTTGGGCTATGTCGCGGTTATGCGTGGATCGTTCACTGAGCTTACAGTGGAGTTAGGTTCATCGCTGGCACCAATCGGTTCTTTGATTCCTCCTAGGACCGCCACGAACGCTTTGGTCGGGGTTCCAATTCAGTCATGAGCATACGAATTTCAGATCCTCTGTTTTTGCTGTCGGCACAGACCGGCTTAAGTGCAGCGGAGCTTAGTGCAAAAGCTGGGGAAGGCAATCCTGACGTTAATAGGCCACAGGCTGCGCTTGAGACGGGCGAGCCAATTCCAATTATCTTTTGCCGACGCAGGAACAGCAATGGCGGGGTGATGGTTCAGCCGAAGATGACCGAAGCGTCATTTTCAAACGATATTGCCTCCGTGGTATTTTCTACAGACGGCGGCACAGGGTTTTCGGGTCAAATTTTTGAAAGGGTGTTTATTAAATACCTTTTGGTTTTGAGTGAGGGCAATCTTCCACAACTACAAGTGAGGGATTTGTTTTACGGCAATTCAAGGAAAGGCACATTCAATCAGAAATACAACGGCAGGGCTGGAACCTGGAACCCTGGGAACACTATTGACGACTATATCGATTATGAGCCAGCGCCAAATGCTCAGGGCGAATATGTTTTTGACGTCACCACTTTAGGTGTTGGCGAAACAGTAAAGCTAAACAAAAGGCTTCACCACGCAAGCCAAATTGGCGGAGTTACCGCCTATCCGAACTTCCCATATGTAGACCACGAGTTGCCGACATTTACTGGCACTTCAGGCTCATACAGCGGGCTAACAACTCTTAGCTTTGAGTACACAGAGGAAGACGTTGGTGATCAGGAACTTACCAAGTCTGTCAGCGCATTTGTGAGGAGCGGGCTGCAGGTGACGCGCTTAGTCGATGACACCTCAGGGGAATCAGATAATTTTGTTGATTTAGTCAAGTATGTGTTTCAAGCGAACAATCGACTTGCGGATGACCTAATCGACAATGCTGCTCTTTTGCGTGCTGCAAATTTTACAGATACTAACGGCTTTCTTTTTAACGGATTTATAGCAGAAAGCCAGAACTTGCTGGATTGGGTTCAGAAGACTTCAGCCAACTTCTTGCTTCAAGTTTCAAACACCAACGGAAAGTTTGGACTGAGGCCACGGCTGCCATACAACACTAACTACACAATTAAGACTACTAAAATTACGCCTGTTTACACCTTTACGGAAGACCATATTGTTGAAGATGGCTTTGAAGTCGAATACATCAGCCTTGAAGATAGAGAGCCAAGGTGTTTTGTCGTTCTGTGGAGGCAGCAGCCTGAAGCAGACTTTGGCTTGGTGCGTACCGTTGAGTTGAGGTATCAAAACGAAGCTCAAAACGGTCCATTTATTAACATCGACATGAGCAATTACTGCACAAATGAAAACCATGCAGTAAAGGTCGGAGCATTTCGCCTAGCTCAGCGAAAATTCATTACTCATCATTTACGCATTACTGTTCGTGAGCTTAACTACAACTCTTTAGTTACTGTTGGCGATATTGTTCGTGTCCGTTTGCGTCGAGAGACAAACGAGGGCGCGATTGAGCATCATGACAAGATTTATGAGGTCAATAGGATCGACAAAACGTTCCAGGGGTCAATCGTTTACGACTTGACGCATTTTCCGATAGACAGTCAGGGTCGAAGCATTATTGCTAGAGCAGTTAATGATGCCAGTGGCGCTGGCAATGTCATCAACGTGGGCAGAAACACTTTTGATGGCGACGAAAACAGCAGTACAGCTACTACTGTTGTTGGCACGGCATCTGGAGGAGGAGGCGTGGACTCTCAAGGAAATAGTATTGCTCCAGCGACTGCGGATACGTCAGTCAATGTTCCCTCGCCGAATAATGCACTCGTTGATGACAGCGGCGATCCTATTCTCGACGCTGACGGAAACCAGCAGTCAATCGAAGACGCTTCGTATCCCGGAAGCAGCACTGTTAGCGAAAGCAACGACTGGAATAATCCGAACGATCCGCTTGACCAGCCTGAGGCTCAGCGCACGATTGGTGGATACAGCGGAACTCCAGGTACTGGGGATACTTTGACGTTTGATCCCGGCTGTGCAGATCCACTTATTAAGTGGTATAAGATCAATATCAATACAGGTGCTGTTGCATTTATCGGCAGCGGTGTTTCTGCGACACTGGATGTAACCGAAGCGCTGCAGACGGAAGGCGTTCGGGTTTATGCGGAGGGTTGCTGTCCTGACCCGTCGCAGCCTGGCGGTTATGCCGTTTGCAAGGAGTCCGATACAGTCGATGTGTTTGATGAAATTATTAACTGCCCCGGCGGCGGTGATTCTGGAAATCAGGGCACCTTCACTAAAGTGATTAACGTCGGTACTGCTTACCCTGCATCATTTACGTTTACCTATACCGCTTACACGATCCAAGATCGTTTTGTGATTTCTGGGGCTGCAACGCTTGACACTGGATTTGTCAGCGGCACTAACGTTGCGGTAACAGTCAACAAAACCAGTGCTGACCCTTACATCACTGTCACTGTTTACGCTCCAACTTCAGGCACTGCTTGGAATTACAGTGTGGGGTGTGCTAGTTGATCATGGCTGATTTTCCCGCACTCACTCCTCAAGCTCGTACATACACGCCTGGAGCGTTTGCTGCTCGTAGTGCTGACACGGTGTCGGGCAAGCACATAACGGTAAGGCGTAACAACGCTTCTGTTAACCAGCGTTTGACGCTTACTTTCGTGAGTAACGCAGTGGATGACCACAATAGTATTTACCTTCACTACGTCACGCAAAACAGATTTGAGCCATTTGATTTACCGGCATCCGTACTGTCTGGGTCGGACCTAGCTTTTGCGACTAATTATCAGTTTATTTATGCCGGACCGCCTGAGGTTACTTACGATCCAGGCGTTGTAACCGTGTCGGTCGAGCTGCAGTTAATTCCTCCATACACCGTTTAAGATGACGATTTCACCGTTTCCAACACTGATTCCTAACTCGATTAGCTTGAATCATGGCACGCCGCGAGTCAATGAGTACGAGAGTTTTGGCATTGGCCCGATTCGCTTTAAGCGAAATAATGTCGTAAATAACCAAAGCTTTACTTTTAACTATCAAGGACTAGACCAAACATCGGTTGAGCTACTAAGAAATCACTATGAAGACAACTCTGGAATTGCTGCTCAATTTACTGTACCCACATCTTTATTTGGAGGTTTGACTATTGTTTTTGATAACAGTCTTTTTCGGTATACCGACACGTTTACCGAAGAACACACTGGCCAACAGCTCTATACTGTGTCAGTAGAGATCCAGGCGGTTGAAGGCATTGAACTTTTCTTTACCCTTAACGGAGGCCCTGCGACAGTTCCAGCTGAAACAGAAGTTAGCCGCATTGTGTTTGTTGGAACGGCACCGTTTATTCTGAATGCCAATGGCTCAGATGCCAGCCAAGCTACACTTGCTCTTAATGCAGACTGATCATGGCCGCCACTGAGATCAAAGTTCAGATGCAGCAGCGGCGTGATACAGCCGCGAACTGGACGAGCACCAACCCGACCTTGTTATCAGGAGAGCTTGGGTATGAAACAGATACAGGCAAATTTAAGATAGGCGATGGGTCTACGGTCTGGACATCACTTAGTTACATTCCAGCGTTTGCTATTTCTGCCTATCCGCTAGCGACAGCGGACATTGCGGATGACGCAATAACTGCAGACAAACTGGCAAACACGGCTGTAACTGCTGGTTCATATACTGCTGCAGACATCACTGTTGACGCTCAGGGTCGCGTCACCGCTGCAGCGTCTGGGTCGTTAGGTACTAGTGAGATTACCGATGGTGCCATTACTACAGCGAAAATTGCAGACGATGCTGTAACTGCGGCAAAGCTGGCGAACACGGCTGTAACGGCAGGAAGCTACACCGCAGCGGATATAACGGTTGACGCGCAAGGAAGAGTTACGGCAGCGGCTTCAGGAACAATTGCTACTGCTGAAATTGCTGACTCTGCTGTCACAACGGCCAAGATCAACAATGATGCAGTTACTGCAGACAAGCTTGCCGACACTGCCGTTACAGCTGGAAGCTACACCGCCGCAGACATCACGGTCGATGCACAAGGGCGAATTACTTCGGCTGCGTCGGGGACTATTGGCACAAGCGAGATTGCTGATGACGCTGTAACTGGGGACAAGCTTGCCAATGACATCACGATTGCCAACGACCTGACCGTCACCAACAACCTGACCGTCAACGGCACGACGACAACAATCAACAGCACGACGTTGCAGGTTGATGACAAAAACATCGAGCTAGGCACTGTTGCCTCTCCATCCGACAGCACGGCGAATGGTGGTGGCATCACGCTGAAAGGGACAACGGATCACACGATTGTTTGGACGAACAGCACCGACAGCTGGGATTTCTCCGAACATGTCAATATCGCCAGTGGCAAAGAGTTCAAGATCGCTGGCACCTCTGTTCTGAGTGCTACGACACTTGGCAGTGCTGTTGTGAATTCCAGTCTGACCAGCGTTGGTACGATTGCGACCGGCGTTTGGAACGGGACAGCGATTGCGACTGCATACATTGCAGACGACGCAGTCACTGCAGACAAGCTTGCAAATACAGCTGTAACAGCTGGGAGCTATACCGCAGCTGACATCACCGTTGACGCCCAAGGCAGGATTACGGCTGCAGCATCAGGAACGATTAGCACTGCAGAGATCGCGGATGATGCTGTCACTGCTGCAAAAATTGCAGACACTGCCGTCACGGCTGGGAGTTATACCAACGCCGATATAACGGTAGATGCCCAAGGCAGGATCACTGCCGCTGCCAGCGGCTCTGCCGGAGCTGCCGGCACAGTGACGAGCGTTAACATCACAGGCGGTACTGGTCTGACGGCAACAGGTGGGCCGGTCACAACTAGCGGCTCGATAACTGTTGATCTTGACGACACCGCTGTCACAGCAGGCAGCTACACGGCTGCGAATATTACGGTCGATGCGCAAGGTCGAATCACTGCAGCAGCTAACGGTACGGCGGCTGATGCTGACAAAATCACTGAAGGCAACACAGAGGCAGAGGTTGTTGATACTGGCAGCGATGGGCATTTCAAAGTCAGCACTGAGGGCGTTGAACGTATCCGGATCACTTCGACTGGCGCGTTAGCTGTTGAGGGCGCATCTAATTACGGCACCAGCGGTCAGGTTTTAACTAGCAACGGCAATGATGCACCAACTTGGCAGGATGCAGGCGGTGCCTCAACTTCCCTTGGTGCCGTTGGAACATACGCGTTCTGTCATAACGCAAGTGATGCTGGATCTGCAGGCGAGACTAGATCTGGCAGTGAACTGAAATACACTGATGCCGCCGGCACCTATCGATCAGGTGACTCTTCACCTTCTGGGACCTGGAGGCGTATGGGATTTCAAGAAGAAGACGGTGCTACTACCGCTGACCCTATAGCTACATTGTGGGTGCGAATTTCTTGATCATGGAAGACAAATTCATAAAAGACGAAAGCGGCAAGTACATCGTTCGCAATCTTCAATACACCCAGTCTGGGGTTGATTGTGAAATACAACACTCTGAATGGGGCTGGATTCCATTTACAGCAACTGAAAATGACTGCGAAAGCTATGGACGTGCAGTTTATGCACAGCTTGTAAACGAACATGCTGCAGACATCGCTCCTCTAGACACTCAGCTAATCGCAGAGCAAGAAAGAATGGCCGCACGCAGCAAGCGTGATGCACTTCTGGCTAAATCAGATTGGACTGTTCTTCCTGATAGCCCGTTGACGACAGCTAAAAAAACGGAATGGAAAACGTATCGTCAAGCATTGCGCGACATTAGCTTGCAAGAAGGGTTCCCAAATACAATTACTTGGCCGACCATGCCAGTTTGATGAAACGCCCTGATCCAATGATTTCCGCCAGCTACGGCGCGACTGACATTGTCGCGCAAAAGTCGCGAATGCTTTGGCTGGAGGAGCTGTATTTTTTAGACGGTCGTGACCAGATCAGCCATCCTCAGCATGGCCTGTTCACAGGTTTGGCTCTTAAGTACCAGAACTTGAGTTCAACTGACGGGATCTAATGGTCAAGTCATTAAGCGGACAAAATTTTGTCTCTAGCAAGCCCAAAAAGACTCGTCAAGGGGATGGATCACATTCAAAACCGTCCCATGGACGAAAGAAGTATCGTGGACAGGGAAAACGTTAATTCTTCTTCCAATGATCAAACCACTCGCGATCGCTGTTTCTGGTGTTCTCGCTGGTTCAGCTGCCTTGGCAGGCCCCTATGTCAACGTTGAGAACAACGGTGGCTATCAGGACGAGTATCTGGGATCTACAACGGATCTGCACATTGGTTTTGAAGGTGGTGATGGCCCTTATGGCTATTACGTTCAGGCTGGTCCTGCGCTCGTGGCTCCTAAGGATGGCGACACTGAGTTTGAACTTTCTGGCAAGGTTGGAGCCAGTGTTCAAGCCGCTGAGAACTTCAGCGTTTATGGCGAGCTGAGCTTCATCACGGCTGAGGATGATCCCGTCATCGGCACTAAAATTGGTGCTAAATACAGCTTCTGAGCTATAACAAGTTCAGCTTCCTCACACGTTGCTGCAACAGGCTCCCGCAAGGGGGCCTTTTGTTTTATCTGGAGCCATCATGCAAAAGCTTTTCAACGTGATGTCCGTCGCATCTTTCGTGATGTCAGGCGGCGTGGTGATTGGATCGGTGATGCTTTACACCCGGATTCCTGCACTGACCAAGCTCTACATCAGTGAGTTGAAGCTAGAGCTGACCCAGATGATTACTGAGATGGTGCCTGGTCAGATTGATGAGGTCATGCCAGAACTTCCGACCAGCACTGGTCCAGCTGTGCCTTTCAAGCTGCCTTGACTTAGTCTTTTGCGATCTTGTAGTCACAGCCAAGCTTCTCAACGACTCGTAACTCCATGCCCATAAACAGAGCATAAGCGGCGTCGTGTTCGTAGGTGACCATGCCCTTCTCTACTAAGGCGTAGTAAAACTCTGGAGAACACCACAGCGCGTGACAACCATCAGGGTTGCCAGTCGCCATCTTGGCTTCCAAGATTTTGATTGGGCTAATGTCCATCAAATACAAGCTAGGGCTATTAGTATAGCACAAAAGAGATCAGGTCACCATCTTGGTGTTGGCGGTTGGATCGTCGTCATGAGCTTCAGGTCCGAAGCCTTCAGCCTTGATTTTTGCCATATCAAGTTCTGGCGCGGGTGCTTCAGCTTTCTGCTCAAACGACGCAAGCCATTCGCGTAAAGCGTCACCAGTGGGTGTGCCTTTCGGCCATTTGACCCACTTGAGGATTGCTTTTGGATCGGTGAATGGTCTGGCAGATTTGCCGCACAATACGGTGTAAACAACAGGCGGCCCTTCACGTCTACGGTTACGTTCAATCCAAAGCTGACCTGCTGTAAACCGTTCTGACTTCATGCCGGAGATTCCTGAGATTGGGGTAAATGCAATCGGCGTTCCAATGATCTCTGTTGGTAGGCCGATACCACCACCTGTTTTACCAGCAGCACCGCCGGTTACGTCGGCACGCTTTCCAGTTATTGATATGCCTGGATGCGTCCGAGCAAGAATCAGTCAGGGTAAAGGCGTCGAAACGTTTGAGAACGACCCGCGAGGAATAGTCACCTTGTGTGATGGAGCGGCACCAGTCTTTGAAGCACCGGACTATAGACCGCGTGACTTTACGTGGGTTAGTCCACCTGAAGCGCCAATAAAAAGGCCGGAGGTGGCTGCCCCGGCCCAGTCCCCTCTTGACATGCAACCGGCTTTGGCTGCCGGCAAGCCAAAGATGCCATCAGACCCACCTTGTCCGCCATTTGGTGCGAAAGAAATCGGATCGTTTAACAAATTAGGTACGAAGGTTCTTGCGGGTTATGAGCTGAAGGATGGCAAGTGCGTAAAGATCTGGGATCCGGTGCCTGTTAGTCAGGTGGTCAATAACTATGTGCCTGATGCTGGTCCGACTGTATCTATTGCATTGACGGCTGCATTTGCCACGACGGTGGCGATCTTTGCCAAGCCGATCGCATCAATCCTGCAGAAGCTCGCCAAGCCTGTGACCAAAAAGGTGATTAAGAAGATCAATCAGAAGCTTGGCCGTAAGGAGAAACTGGAATCCTTACAGCAGAGGCGGGTGATTCAGCGTCACCGGAATCAAGCCATTCGCGATCTGAGGCGCGCTCTGGGTAAATGATCTGGTGCGTGTGGTCTTCTACGGGTTTGGGTTTGAGAACCACATCAGCGCAGATGGCATAGAACGGTGACGACTTGGCAAAACCGTAGCCTTCGCGTTTGGCTTCAGCGCAAGCCTTGAGACGCCCCATCTCGTAGTTAAGTCGCTTGTCGGCTAAGGCTTGTTCATAAAGCGCGACTTGCTTGCGCTGAGCGTCTTTGCACAGATTGATCGGCCCCCAGTCCAAGGGAACTGAGAAGGTTGCGGTGATGCCAAAGTTATTGCTGTAGTTCTGGCGATAACCTGTGCGCATCGGCTTGTAGTACAGGATGTTGCCAGGGTTGTCGGGGATTCCGTCTGGCCCGTTTAGCCCTGTTTCTGGGTCGATTAGACCAAAGTTGTCACTGTTGTCGTAGACGGGCTCTTGATAATACTGATTGTTTGGCTTGCCAAAAGAATGCGTAGTAGACGCAAAGGGCGAGATGTTTAGCGTGGCTCCATCGCATTGAATGCCGCTGCCTACTGAATACTTCATGTACTGCCCGGGCGTGATCTGCACAGCCTGGTTAACGACTGAACCACTACTGTTGCTTACAGGCGATGCAGTTGCACTGACTTGCGCTGCTGCTGGAGCGGTATAAATCAGGCTGAGCAGCAGAGCAGATGCTGTCGCTCTCATTGGCTGAATGTGCTGGTGGAGTCGGTAACGCTTTCGATGATCGTTTCACGGTCGATCATGACTTTTTCGATCAAGCCAGGGCCGCTGTAGGTTTCTGCGAATTGGAATGCAGCGCCGGGCGTGGTTTGCACCCAAGTGGAGCGGCTTGAAAGGTTTAGGGACTTGGTGCCTGCTGACGGGCTAACGACACCGCCGGACGGTTCAACACCGGTTCCGCTAACGGTGTACTCAAAGCCAGTGCGATAGCTTTCAGACCGAATGCTTTCTTTGACGACTGTTTTCGTCTCCGTGTGAGACGACACCACGCCTTGGCTGAAGTTCGGGACGACTGGAACTGATTTTGCTTTTGGGGCGGCGAGAGCAATAACGCAAAGAACGCCCCATGCGACATAAAGACCCGTCCAGATCATCTAACGGTCAGCTCACTGATGACTTGACCGATTGCACTGGTATTGGCTCCGCCTGGGCTGATTGTGATGGTTCCAGCTGTGGTCACAGATCCGCTTAGGCCTGTATTGGTGCCAGCAGCTGTGCTGGTGACGTCACCAAAAGCAGGAACAGCGCCAACTGTCGGGGCTGACGTTGGAACGGTGTCGCCTTGCGTGTAGCTGGTCGCAAAGCTGAATGAGTTGCCGGCGGTTTTTTGCGTTGCGTCTGGAATCGTGATTGCGTTTACGCCGTTGGTGGCTGCGCCAAGTCCACCAAGAGCGTCAGCAGTGGTGTTGCCACCTGCTGTAACTGACGTATCGACTCCATTCCCGCTAATGCTGTAGCTGTTTCCAACCCGAATCGCACGGCTTGAAGCAGCGCCAACATCGAGTTGCACCGAGCTGCTGATTCGGTGGGTTAAATCAGCCTTGGCAGGCAAAGCAGCTGCCAATGTGATGCCCAATACCAAAAGTGAGCGGTTCATTTGATGCCAGCTTTGGAATCTTTGTTGTCTACGATAACGCTCTTCTCTTCTTTCTTCTTTTGACCGTTGCGGCCTACCGACAGGCCATAACTGGCAGCCGTTGAGGAAAGCAGCGACGCCGAAAATGTCACGTCAATCGACTGCTTAAAAATCCCTAGGTAGTTGGCGGTGATCACGCCCATTGCCCAGATCATGATTGTCAGGCGTACAAAGTCACCAAGCCACCCGTTGGAATGGTCTTCCTGTTCCTCTGACTTGGTTTCCTTGGTTTCTGCCATGATTGAGCGAGTGCTAGGGGCGGGTCATGGTTGAAGTCTGGGCCGCCGTTGCCGGGGCGTCAATAACGGTCGCCGGCTTGGGAGCTTCGGGTCTTAGCCGTCAAAGTCGTCAAGGACAGGACTCGTTAATTCGACTGACTACTGCCGTTGATAATCTTGCTAGCCGTCTGGATATTTTGCACAACGACATCAAGACAAAAGACATGGAGGTCTTTGCGAGATTGAATGAGCTGGAGCGTTCAGTAGCCAGGCTGGAAGGTCATACAGATAGGCACTAACGTATTGGTGCTATTCAAGGCAGTCCCATGCTTTTGATTCTCAAGCCAATCTTGATGACCGCCTGGAAATCAAGGGCGTTTAAAGAATTGATCGTGGCAATGTTGGAGAAGATTGTTGCCAGGACGGACAACGAATTGGACGACTTGGCGGTGAAGCACGTCCGTGAAATGCTTTTGCCTGACACAAGAGTTGAAAAGTAGGTGGCGACTGGCATCATCCAAGTGACCTTGCTGCTGATGGCCATGGGTCTTGCCCTGCTGCCGTTTTTCCAGTTTTTTCGTGGTACGCCCCATCAGCTGGCTGCAATTAAACAACTTGAGGAGTCGATGCCGCCGGAACTATTGCAGGTCTTCATGCCTTACTTCAAGCAGCTCGACAATGAGACTGGAACGGGATACCGCGAGTGTTTCAGCTCAGCAGCTGCGATGGTGGCAGCGTATTACAAGAAGGTTCGGACGGATGATGAGTACAACAAGATTCGCGCCAGGTTCGGGGACACCACGTCGGTAGAAGCCCAGCTGGCAGCGCTGCGCAGCTTGGGTCTGGAAGCTGAGTTCCGCAAGGATGGCGATGCTGACATGGTGGAGCTTGAGGTCGAAGCTGGCAGACCAGTGCTGGTTGGTTGGTTGCACGCTGGAAACATGCTTTTAGGCGAACCACCGATGTGCAATGGCTTGGGCTGTGGTCATTGGAGCGTGATCAGTGGTTATGCGGGCAAGAACAGCAACGATCCAGAGTGGATCATGCAAGATCCCCGTGGCTATCCCGAGATGGAGAAGGGGGGTCACAGTAATCCGCATCTGGGACGTAACGTCCGTGTGAGGCAAGCAGCGTTTTATCAGCGTTGGCAGGCGGAAGGCCCTGGAACGGGGTGGGTGATCCTCGTTAATGAGTGAGCTTTATTCGGTCTGGGCGTTTCTCACTGCGTTCTGGACCACTGTTGTTGTGCAGTGCGCCAAGCCTGTGAACTGGGATCAGTGTTCACAGGTGAATGATTGGTTGGTGCCTTGGGTGCGGGATGTGGTGGAGATGCGTAGAGAAGGTGCTTACGCCAGCGAAAAGAAACAGCTGGCAGACCGTTAAGATTAGTTTGCTCTGCGAGTTGGCGCTCCAGAGCACGGACAACGACCCACATCGTCATCATGGCCAAGTTTAAGCCGCTGCCCCCGCTTGAGGAGCTGCAGAAGATTTTGTCTTACGACCCTGAGACGGGGGTGTTCACTTGGCTTGCGTCTACGGGGACTCAAGGCGCAGGGCAAATTGCTGGCTGCATACATTCAAAGGGTTATCTAGCCATACGGTTTAAAAAACGGCTGTTGTACGCCCACAGGCTTGCCTGGTTGTTTGGAACTGGTGAAGATCCTGGCGCCTCAACTGTTGATCACATCAATCGCCGTAAGGACGACAATCGAATCCAAAACCTAAGGCTTGCAACGCCCCAGCAGCAAAGCACGAATCAACCCATGCAGGTAAACAACACGTCAGGCTTTAAAGGCGTTTATTTTCACAAGCAAGCCAATAAGTGGCACGCCCGAATTACCTCAGGTGGCAAGTTGGAAAGCCTTGGTCTGTACGCCACAAAAGAAGAGGCTGCAGCTGTGTACCAGAAAGCAGCTACTGCCTGTTTTGGTGAGTTTGTTGGCGAGCTGACTTAGGCTGGCTCGGTTGCTGGAACGAAACGAATGGGCGTCCTATGTGATTGGGAGATCTCTGCCCGGTGCCGCAAAAGCCAGATGGTCGTTCCATTCGATGAGGAGCTTCTCAATCCAGCTAGCTTGGATTTACGCCTGGGCGATCAGTTATTGATCGAAAGCATCTACAGCCCGGAGCTGGTGCGTATCAACATCGCTGACAAGACGGAAGATGACCCGTTCATGCTTCAGTCCGGCGAGTTTTGCTTGGCTGAGACACTTGAGCTGTTTAACCTTCCCGACGACATCAGCTGCCAATTTGTACTCAAGTCAAGCCGTGCAAGAGATGGCCTTAATCACCTTCTCGCTGGCTGGTGCGACCCAGGCTGGCACGGATCAAAGCTGACGCTTGAGCTGAAGAACGAGAGGCTGCATCATGCTTTGCCGTTGTATCCAGGGCTGAAGATTGGTCAGATGGTGTTTCACGCGATGTCTAACGCCCCAATGCACAGCTATCGGGAAACGGGTCATTACAACAACCACTTGACAGTGATGCCGTCCGTGGCATGAATTGATAAGAATCTTCAGGGCTATGGGCTGGGCTGACTGGATGGTCGTCAACCAAAGCCTTGAAGAGGAGTTGGAGCTGGAGCGAGCCGTTCGAGACGTTAAAGGCTGCGCTGACGAGGATGCCTTAAAGCAGTTGTGCGTGTCATTGGTGCGTACCAACTGGCATCAAGCCAAGCTGCTTAAACAAGCAGTGGGCCACATCGGTCAGTTTGATGAGTCGATGTCTTGGCCTGACTGAATGGTTTTGGAGCGGCGGTTTCTTGCCCTGCCTTCAAGTCTGGCGTCTACAGCGTCCTGCCATTTTTGCTTGTCGTTGACGAGAGCTTCGCAATAGGCTTTTTCTTCTGTGTGTTGGGCGAGATAGTCGTAAACCAGCTGACGGATCAGGGCCGATGGTTTGATGCCTTGAGCGTTCGCCTCTTGCATAAAGAGTTCACCACGAAACGGCTCAAGTAGGACTTGGATATATACCCGGTTGCCGTGCTTCGTCGCCATCGGCTCTAAAATACTAAACGAATGTTACCATGTTATCGAGTCGTCAACCTTTTTCTTCCACGCAGTTGCTTGAGAAGATCTTGCATTGGTGCGTTGGCGGCGAGAACCTTTTCTGACTTCTCTTGCGCCTTCTAGGAACATTGCGGCTCTTTGTAGATCAGCTGTTGTTGCTAGTTGAATCGCTTTGTTGAGACGCTCCATGATGATTTGACGCCCCGATCTCGGTTGCGGCATAACTCATCGCGCCAGCAAGGGTTTGGTGGAACGTTAGCGCGTAAGACTCAGTTAGCACAATCCATTCAGCATTGTGCCGAAAG